CCGGTGCGTGGTATAGAGGACATTGCTGACAGAATGACGGTTTGCTGGCGCCATAGTCTTCCTCCTCCATCACGGACGTCCGATCAGCATCATGATTTCTTCGCGGGCCTTCGAATCAACAAAGAAGGCTCCTCGCATTGCGGAAGTGACGACATCAGCGTCGGAACGTATGCCTCGAAACTGCATGCATCCGTGGCGGCCGGTGATGATAACACAGCACCCGATAGGCTCGAGGTGTGCTTCGATAGCATCTGCAACATCTTGTGTAAGTTGTTCTTGCAGGACGGGCATGGACAGTCGCTCTTCAACTGCTCGAGCCAGTTTAGATAGGCCCAGGGCCTTCTTCTTGGGAATATACGCAATGTGTACTCGCATTGGTACAGGTTGCAGGTGATGCGGACAGAGGCCGATGACCTCGTGGTTCCGAAGGAGGACCGCGCCCCTGTACGATGTGGGAAAAGTCTTCCAGTTACTAGGTGTTGGCGATAGCATTTCTTGGTAGAGGCGGGAGACTCTTTTCGGAGTTTCTTTGTAGTTGTCGTTTTCGACATCGATGCCCATTCCTTGTAGGAGCAGGAGAACGCCCTGCTCCATTTTGACTGTGTTGAAGCGGCTCACGCGGCGTTTCGCCATTAGCGCACCTTCAAGAGTTTGTGAAGTTGAACGGAGAGACGGAGCACGGGGTGTTGACGTTGGAGATCCTGCACGACTTTCAAGCTTTCGAAGTCCACGTCGTACTTCTTATTGCACGGTTGGAGAAAGGTGGGCTTCGCCGCTTCATTGGCGAAGAAGAGAGCGTCTTCGATCGTGGGCCAGCCTGGACCGTTGCCAAGGCCACCGACGATGACTTTGAATTCCTTCGTCGGGGTAATGTTCTCACGGAGCCAGCCGGGTTTCGGCGACATTGTCACCCAGATCTGGTCGTGGGAGAGCCAGTCAGGATACTTGATTGTTCCCGACGTTTCGATGTGGATCTGAAAGTCGTCCTGGATGAATGCCTCAGCGAGGTTCTCCAGGTTGGGTTGATCGAGAGGCTCACCGCCCGTAAAGCAGACGTGGACGAGTTCATTGGCCTTGGCCCAATCCACCAACTCCGTGAGAGTGTGGCTTCCGCCACCTTTCCACGGATCCATCCGTTCGAAGTCCGTGTCACAGTGATGGCAGACTCTCTTTCCCACGGTGCAGCCCGTGAATCGGATGAAGCCCATGAGCGTCCCTGCGTAGACGCCTTCGCCTTGAGGACTGACGAAACGCTCAGCGATTTGGAAGGAGTGATGCATGGTTGATATACCTCGCACTCGTCGTGCTGCTTTCGTGGACTGTGACTGAGACGACGTAGCAGTTACGCCCACCGTCGCCGATCTTCGCGTCGAGCTCTCCGAGCCAGTGTTTGGCTAGGCACTCCGCCGTTGGCGGAGCACCGATCTCGATGATCCGGCCCATGCCCAGGCGATGGTTTGACACGCCTCCCTCCCACGCGTAGCGCTGGAGTTCGGAGAACGGATCGCCTATCTCGCAGACGAAGGCGTGGTCGTACTTCTTGAAGACGTTTTCCATCTCCGCTTTGAGGTCGGAGAAGTCCATCACCATGCCCTGCGTGTCAAGCTCATCAGCGTGGACTTCGACGGTGACTTTGTAGTTGTGCCCATGAACGTGCTTACACAGTCCCTCGTGGTGCTGAAGGCGGTGACCCATGGCGAATTCGATACTGCGAGTAATGATCATACGGTCAAGTCCTTTATCCTTCTGAGGAGGTCTACGATGTCCACGACAGCCTTGTCGAGGATCCCGTGTAATTCTTCCTTTGTCACATTGTTCAAGGTGAGCTTGGCGTGACCGTGAAGGTCAAGCGTCTCCAGCATCAGACGGAACTTAGCGTTCCCTGCTTCAATCACCTTGTCGATCTTCACTAGAAGCCTCTGTCGCGCTGTCGCGCTTCCCACAGCATCATCATTCCCCAGGCTGCCCCTGCGAGCTCGTCGTCTTTCCACATGGGGAATTGGCCGTGGTCGTAGTAGTAGTTGGCCACATTCTGAAGGTGAGCGAGGACGTGGGCGAAGCCTTGCTCCACGAACTCTTTGTCGGTGAGTCCCTTCCTGTAATTGTGACGTCCATACTTCTCCTCGCCCTCGTCACCCCTACGTGCGATCAGCTGAATGAAGCCCAGGGGAATACGGGTCGTATTTGGGAGCTTCTCTGAGCGTTTCGCTCCGCTCGAAAAGGTCTCGTCGGAAGTCTCGTTCTTCTGCTTCTTGGACATGTGCCTTCTTCCTCAAGTTGTAGCGCGTGCCCATTACGAACGCGCCGAAGGTGATGATCGAGACGCCTACGCCGAAAATCATTCCTCCGAAAAAGTCGTTCAGGTTCATACGTGCCTTTCGTAAAAAGGGATGCCTCGGGAGGCGGCCAAACCTCCCGAGGTCCCAAGGCTAGGCAGCGTGAGAGGAGTTGCTCACGCCGGACGTCCTAGCCGAACACCGAGATGTAGTTCTTCACGCGGTTGCGGGCCTCGTACGTGTTGCCCGTGTTGGGATCGGTGCGCTCGCTCTCGATTTCGATAACGAGGATGCACTGTGCGTCGAGCATGTCGCTCTTGGCGACGAACTCGCCGTTTTCGATGATCGGCTTGTCGTCCGGCCACGCGATCGCGTCGAGGAACTTGCGGAGCATGAAGCTCTTCCCAGCGGCAAGAGTGAGGTTGTCGAAGATGTGGCGACCGAACATCTCGCCTTCATCCTGAATGACCCAGTCCGGGCGGAGGCTCGGGTGCTGAGCGTCCGTCTTCTTGCCCATGGCGCGTGCCTCGTCTGGATCGAAAGCCTCGATCTTGGCGAGACGGCACTTGTACGTACCGGCGGGAACGGGATCGGATCCCTTGACTTCTCCGCCAGCGAGATTCATCGGAAGTGGCATAGTATTCTCCTACCTGGCAACCGCGACTTGCGGTGCCTTCTTGTTAAGTGACGGGGTGATCTGTGCGAGGAGTTTCGCGTCTCCCGTACGCATCCAATCGCACAGTATTGCGGTGTTCGGGATCAGGAATTCGGGCACTGTCAAACCTGGGACTCGAATTCCTGCTACGGCTCGCATATGCGTGCGAGTTCTGAGGAGACGCTGTCCGTTGACAATGTCTCCGCGCAAAGTGGCATCGGGCCACCCTGGTAGTTCGTGAGGAAGGCGTGTGCCTGGGAATTCCGGCACCTTGTACGTGATGGACTTACCTTCCGTGTCCTTTTCCTCGGCAATGGACTCACGGGCGATGGCGACGAAGTTCGCCTGGACGTTGAAGAGGAGCTTCATCAGCTGACGCATCTTCTCGTTCATGTACGGATAGGCCATACGAGGATCCTTCCCTCCCGTGCCCATGGTGTCCCACAGGCCCTGCCATCCCTTGATCTTCATGGCGCCTTCGAGGCCAAGCTCGCCTGCCACGCTTGCACTGTCGAGGATGACAGTCTCAAACTCTTCACCCTCGAACGTGCAGACGTCACGGTTCTTTCCGAGCTCTCGTGCGACCTGCAACAGCGTCTCCATATCGTCAATTGCGATGAAGGGAATGTTAAGGTCCTGGAGCGTTCCCAGGCCCCGTTTCGCCCCCATTTCACACGCAAGTACGAGTGGCTGCCGGGCTGTCCTCGTGAGCATCGTCTTACCCCACCGAGGCACGGCATACGCCAGGACAGTAGCCCACGCCTTGCCGAGTTCGTTCGTCCTTTGCAACTTAGGGAGTGAAGTCAATTTCGCTTTCTCCCTTCGTATAGTCGTGTGGAAGGAAGACAACCTTGCCCTCGACAACGGCAAGCGTCATCAAAGGGCCCTGGGTAGTCTCCCTCGTAAGTTGGATCTGCCATGCGTCTGCCATGCTGTTCTCGACGATGGTAAGGATCCCGAGACGAGGTACTCGGATTACTCCGAGTACCCTGACTACGGGGCTCACTTATTCCGCCTCTTCCTCGTCGTCCTCTTCCACGCCGATTTCGTCCTCGGCCCAGGAGGTGACTTCTTCCGAGATGGAGGACAGGTCGCTGCCGCTGAGGTCTTCACCCTCGACCAGACCGAGCTGTTTGTTGATCTCTTCCAAGAACGTTGCCTTCTTCATTGGTGCACTCCTAGTGAACACGGCGAGGACGTCTCGCTCGTCAACGGTGCAGAAAAGTCTGTCACCGATCCTGAATTCCCGTTCAGTGTACTTGCTGAACAGGATACGCTTGCCGGTGAGAGGCGCATCGCACCACTCCTCGGTTCGGCTGTGAATGTGAACGACGCCGGCT